CTAACCATTTGATTTCCCTGCTTGGTGCGGGGACGAAAATTCTAGGTGCGGGGACAGTGCGTTCGCTGCTTGTTTCGCAAGCCGAGCCTTGTTCGCCTTCCTTACATACAGCGCTGCCATCTTTGGCGACTTCCACCCATACATTGCCGCCAATTGGAACTCGTTCGCGCCGTTCTCTGCCGCGAAAGTTGCTCCCGCCTTTCTGAGGCCGTGCGCACGGCCTGGAACGCTCGCGTCCGCGCATTGCTCCCCAAACCATGTTCCGAATGATTCCTTGACCCATGGTCGCCCATGTGCCGTGACGAGGAACGCAAGGTCGCCTGTCGGCGTAGCAGCGATGCTGTCGGCTAACGGCTTCAGAAGCGGTATCACGATCTCTGCGCCATTCTTCGATGCCCGGTAGGTGATCACGCCGTCGCGAACGTGCTGTTTGCCCAGCTTAACCGCATCGCCACGACGTAGCCCTGTGTAGAGCATGAGATCCATCGCAAGGCGAGCGCGCGTGCCGACCGCGTGAAAGGCGTGGAAGCGCTGAACCTCCTCAACAGTCCATGTGTGGTGTCCATCGCTCTCCGGCATGGTTGCCTTGACCTTTGCCGCTGGATTGTCATCCATGTAGCCGGCATCGACTGCCCATGTGCAAAGCTGACTCATGATCTTTACGAAATTGACTGCGGCAAAAGGGGTGGCCTCTCGGCGCACCTTGCCTGCACTGATCATCTTCGCTGTAATTTCCGAAATCAGGACTTCGCCGCCTGTCTCGCAAATTTTGTCCAAGACGCGAGCCCGCATTTTCTGCGTCTCGGGCGCTAGGTTGAGGAACCGACCTGATTCTTTGTACTGACCTACGAGCCACTTCATCGTGCCCTTGTGGGCTGTAGGCGTCTCGTCCTTTGGCTTCCCGCGCTTGGCGTTCTCGTAGTCCCGAAGCCACAAAGGGCTCTCATATTCGCCACGCAGTCGCACGCGTGGTCCGTCTCCACGGCGGAAGTACCAGACAACTGTCTCGTGTCTGGTGACTTCCCTCTGGACGTATGGCAGGCGTTTGCGGGGCATGTCTGGCATCAGAAATAGCCTTTTGGCTTTTCGTCAACCTCGGCTGTCAGGACCTTGAGCAAATCGGAATCGGCTGGCACCAATTGCACGACGACATCCCCGATCTTCACAACTGGGATGTAGCCCGCCTTCGCTGCCCCCTTACAGATTGCCGTCACCTGCTTTTGCTTGATGGCAAGCGCCCGTGTCATCGCGCCTCTTCCTTCTGTGCGATGGGGGCGGGGCGAGCCAGCAGGCGAGCCGTTAGCCGCACCAACACCCGCTGCAAGCGCTCGTCATTTGACCAGTGAAAGCCTGGATAGGTGCAGCGGCCGGCATCGTCATGTTCTGCCGGTTCGGTTGGGTACTTCGCGCGGATCAGTGCTTTGGCCTCCGCCTGTGCGGCAGCCTTGCGTGTGAGATAGCGTCGGCCAGCCGTTGGGGCGAAATAGACCGTCGCTTGGCGCGTCTCCACCCTATTCATTTGCATCTCCTGATGGGGAGGGGACGGGGGCGGAAGCCAGCGCGATCGCCGAGCCGAGCGAAGGGCAAAGGGTAATGCCGGGGTGATGCCTGACGTTGAACTCATCGCATCCGACCGCAAAGACTGGAACGCCTTTAGCCAGGGCGGCACCCGCCTCAAGCCAAGCTCCCTTCAAAACCTCGTCGGGCTCGCGGTAGAGAATGAGCGCGCTCGCTGAAGACGCCTCATTTACACACCGAACCCATAGGTTCGCCCAATCGTCGGTAGCCCCCGGGTAGCACTCATCGATCCATGTCGAGATGATCGGGAGCCCGTCAGCGCGGAGTTGCACCCATCGCGGCCCATGTGCCGTTTTGCTGGCAATGTAGATGCCAAGGCGCTCGCGCACATCACCCATTTCTATCTTCCTTATCTATACGGGAGGGAGGAGCGGGGAGAGGCTGCCAGAGCGTGGGCATCATCGTGTCTTCGCTGAAGCCGCCATCCCATGACACCCAGCCTTCCCATGGCTCCTGATCATCTTGACTGCTCCACCAGTTGCCCACAGTCACGCGGTAGGTGGATCCGGGGTTACCGTCTCCTTGAGGACAGTAGAGGATGACAACCGTCCCATCCTTCGGCGCCGTCTCGATAGGCTGCCAGCCGCCCGCCTCCAGTTCAGCTATTTGCTTATCCTTGGCGTCGAGGGCGTTCTCGATCTCGTCGATGAAGTTGGCTTGAATGCCGCACTCCTGGCATGTGAAAGACGATGTCGCCTTCCGCAGCCATTCGTCGCGCAGCCGCTCTATAAGCTCACTCATGCTGCGGATCTTTCCTGCTCGACGTGATCCGACCACTGATCGGCCATGGCCTCGGCGATGCCAGTGAAGAACCGGCTGCGCTCGCGCCAACGGTCGGGACCGGGTGACATGTGATGAACTCTGGGCTGACGGCCCTCGACGATATCGGTAGGGATGAGCGCCGGCAGGTTCTTGAGCCAGAAGCAGGTGCGTTTGACCTCGCCATGGCCGAACTGCCACGGCTGCACCGACTGTACCGGCTCTTGGTAATTGACGATCAGCGCCTTGGCGTGCCGGTGCATCACCGGGTTCTCGACGCAGATCCGGTCAATCGGAGCATTCCAGAACGACGAGAACAAGGCCGCGCCTTCGCGCAACTCGTCCTGCATCTGCTCGGCTGTCTTTCCCGGCGGCGGCGTGGTGAGCCAGCGGACGCCCGAGTTGCACAGGCGAGTGCAGGGCGGGTGCGCCACGATCAACATGTCCCAGCCGTCGTCAAGGATTTCGCGGGCATCGCCGACGATGTGCTTGTTGCTGCGGTCTTCGGCCGGGAGCAGGTCGCAGGACCATGCATCATGCCCACGGACAGCAAAGGCGCGACGGACAATGCCTGAGAATTCGCAGGCTACGAGAACACGAGCCATCTAGCCCTCCTTATCGTTGCTTGTGCTGACCGGATCGGAGGGGTGGAGAACGGTGTGGTCTTCGCGGTCGGCACGGTCGTAAAGTTCGACCATGGCCACACGGAAGTCGCCGAGACCGATCCAACCGCGCATGTACCGAAGCTCCAGCGTGTCGACTTCGGCGTCAAATTGCGGGTCGGTCATCTCAGTGGCCCTCTGCCTTGGCGATGGCTGGTACCTTCAGCGACTTGCCACCGGGCAGCCGCACCAGCGATCCGGGGCCATCGCCAAAAGAAACGTTTTGGTACTCTCCCGGCCCTTCCCAAGGCGAGGGTTTGAGGGCGTAGCCGTCGCGCTGGTGCTCATCGGTCAGGATCACCCACAGAGCGCGCGCCCTTGCTCGACCCGTTGCAATTGCTCGCTTTGCTTCATTGAAGCCGATGGCTTGGTGCTTTCCGGTGGCGTTCATTTTATACCTCCAATCGTGTATATGATTGAAGAGATAACGTGTATATGGTATGAAGTCAATATCATATACACGAAAAGGTGTCGCTTGACCGGATTTCATATACATGGCACCACCGCTCGCGTGGGACGCAAGAAGCAATGGACAGAGCGAATCCAACTGCCGATGGCAGAGGGGACAACTGCGCGGATAGACGCCTTGCTAGCGGATGATGAGGCGCGCCTGGACTTCATACGCGAAGCCATTGACCGGGAGATCAAACGCAGAGAGCGAAAGAAGCCGAGCGAGGCGGAATAGCGCATCACTCGCCGCCCTCCTTCGCCGTCTGGCCTACTGGAGAAGAAGAGCGGAGCGGAAGAAGGTCGTCAGGCCGATAGCCGTCGGTCTGGCCATAGCCCTTCGCTATGTCCTCCTTGCTGGCAACCATGATGTTCCAGCCATGCGCCGGAGTCCTGCGGTGCTCCCACGAAATGCCGGTCACGTAGAAGACCGTGGACGGGTCCATTTCTGGATAGGGGTTGGCGAGACGCACCGGTTGGCCGACGCTGAAATCGCATTCGTACGTCGGAACAGGTCCGTCTTCCCCCGCCCCGCCCTTCGCCTGGCTTGTGGCGGGGACTATGACGCCAAGAGCCTCAACGACTGCGTACCGGCGCGCTACAATCTCATTGTCGGTCAGCGTCCACGGCCATTCATCACCGTTGATGTCGGCATCCGTGTATCGCCAAGCAACGGCCTTGGTCGGCTGTCCCGCATCTGCCGGGGAGGGAGAGGCGTAGAGGGGCTGACATTCCCACCAGTTCATTGCATGGGGGCCGTAGTACCAGTTTTCGTGGGCGCTATGTCGATAGCGATACGCGACCGGCACCGCCTCCGCTTGTTGGCTTGAGAGAGCTGCTTCGATCTCGGCAATTGCGGCTTGCCCGATGGCATCGTCTGGCCCGGTCAGTGCGGTGATCAAGATTTTCGCGTTGTGCAGGGCGTCGCTCACCTTGCCTGCATGGGGAAGGGCACTGGAGATAGACCGTAGCGTGTCGGTATGGACCTTTACGTATCCGTATCCACCGGCAAGCTTGATTAGCCTCGCGACTTCCGCCTCCAAAGCCTTTGCATCCAGGGTCATGGCCGATCCTCCCGAGGGTCACGGAGATAGTCAGGGTCAGGTTCGGGCTCGCTCTCTTCCCAAAGACAACAGCCGATTTCTTCCTCAAACTCGCAACTGCACCGGGAATACGCACCGCAGAACGGGCAAATCTTGCCGCCACTGGCCTCGTATTCATCTTCAGGGGTGCGGAGTTTCCAATCGTCGTAGCCGGGGATGCTCATGACGACGCACCCCCAGCTTTGGAAATGGCGGCGCGGGTACGGCCTGAGCGGTCACTGACCAGAACTTCCGTTCCTTCCGACAGAACCTCGTCGGTATGCGCGATCACATAGAGGCCAGTTTGGGGGCCTTCGGACATCTTGACGATGCAGCGAGGGCCAGTGATCGGGTCGACGTGCCCATCTTGCAATACGACCGCACGTCGTTCTGGGAACATCTCGTTCCACGTGCACCCCGGAGTGTGCGAACTCATAGCTGGTTCCTCGCTTCTACTTGGTCGAACAGGCGCTTGGGCTGCAGAGGCGTCTTGGCCTCGCGGCTCGCGCGTTTCGCGGCCTGGGTTGATTTTGGGAAGGGACGACCCTGAAGCTTAGGAGCGTCAACGGTGATACCGAGGTGTCGTTGACGAATGGCGGCGACCTTGGCCTTTTCAGCTACGTCACGAGCAGTCTTGTCCTTGTGGCACTTGCGGTGCGCAGGCTTGAGATTGGCGTCACGGTTTTCGCCGCCGTTGATCAGGGCTTTGACGTGGTCCAAGTCCCATTTCTGGCCAGCCTGGATTGGCTGTTCGCACAGGTGGCACTTGCCCTTTTCACGGTCGAAAACCTTCTGACGGACCTTGCCAGGGGCGCGGTGATCGTCGCTGCGGCCAATCCATTCGGAGACAGAGCGGGCCATCACTGGATGTCCTTCTGCTTCAGATTGCCCCACTGATTTTGCATGACATATCGAGTGCCGACCCGAGCGCCGTCCTCGCGAGTGAGCGGCACTTCCTTGATGATTTCCCATTTCGACCGAGTGAAAAGCAGATCCCATATCCAGCGGGCCATCAGATGTCGCCTCCCAACGCTTTTCTGTTCATCCGGCGCAGCAACATGAGATCGGCTCGGGTCGGCTGATGCCGCTTACGCTTCTGTTCGATCTGCCGTGCCAAGGCGACGATATGAGGATTGGAGCGGGCGAACTGCTTGCGCTTGCGGGCGACTTGACGATCTGCCTGCCATGCTCGCCATGCGGCGAGGGTGCGGAGAATGAGGCGGTTCATGCGGCCACCTTGCCCATTGCGCGGAAATTGGATTGGCAGGTCCGCCAAGCCTCGATGATGGCCTCGCACTTGCCGCGTTGATTGCGGTGTTCTTCGTCGGCCTCAACAGCCGCATAGAAGTGTTCGCAAGCCTGCTGATATTCATCAGAAATGAGTGCCTGAGCCTCGCGCTCCGCAACCGTGCCTGTTGCCTTGAGGAAGACCCGGGCTCGGGCAGCCTTGCGGTCATCTTCGGTGCGTTCACGCATCGCCTTGGCGACCGCTGCTGCATGGGCGTTCGCCTCCAGCATATCGAAGGCTGCGTGTACGGTTTCATCTCGGATAATGAAGCGCATTTCAGGTTCCTCGCGCTCAGCCAGCCATCAACAATCGGGCCGCCTCGGGCAGCTCAGCATTGTCGGGTTCGTATTTCTTCTGGAGCCGGTAGACGGTCATGCGGAGTTCATCGAGGAACTCGGTCACATCCTTCTCGATGTCGGCAATAAGCGCTTCATCACGATCAACGCGGCGCACAAACAGGCGCATGCTTTCGGGCAAGCGTGGATCATATGAGGCGAAATCGCACCATTTCCGGCCAGTGCAGGCCATCTGCCACTGCATCTGCAGCACGTACTTTTCTGGCACGATGCCGCCGAGCAGGGTTTCGATGTGCGTTGCCGTGCTCGGGCATTTGATCTCGACCAAGCCGTCATCGCTGACTTCGCCATCAGGTGACGCTCCGGTTTCGGCTATCGAAGGGTGATCGACAAAACCGACCTGGACGACGCGCTTGTTGGCATGGAACTGATAGGCGGAGCGGGCTTCGGGCTCCATGTCGGTGCCCCACTGCATCGCTGCATTGGTGAAGCCTTCTGCCTGCGTGCCCGTCAGCCGTTCGGCGACGAGTTCGGCCATGTAGTTTTTGCGGCCTGCGCCCCAACCGGTTTTGGTGCGGGCGCAGACATCAGCAATGCGGGAGGCAGTAACCTTGCCTAGGCGAAGCTGGTGCCATTCGGGGGAGCCTTGAACGATCTCAGTCATGGCTAAAACCTCAGCGACACGTTGGGGATTTCGTTGGCGACTATGGCCAGAATGATCTTTTTGGCCGTGTCCTCGTCGGCGCCGTGCGACATGATCGATTCTTTGGCTGCCTTCATGACGGCAGAGCGATGCGCCTTATCGGCATCACGAGCGGCCTGTTCGTCAGCAATGCGCTTTGCCTCAGCCTGACGCTGACGCTCTTCGCTTTCAGCCTTCTCACGCACTGCGCGGGCGTCGGCTTCAGCCTTCGCAATGGCTTCGTCCTTTTCGCGCTGAGCGCGGTCAATCGCCTCCTTGGCTTTGCGCTGTTCTTCTTCACGCGCAGCCTGTGCCGATCGCTCTTCGCGGGCTTTCTGTTCGGTAGCTTCACGTTCTTGGCGGGCGGCTTCTTCTCGTTCGCGCTGCGCCTGTTCGGCTGCTAGGCGTTCGGTTTCCAGCCTTTTGGCCTCGGCGCGGTCGCGCTCTTCCTTTTCAGCGCGCAGCTTTTCCAGTTCGAGACGGTCGGCCTCGGCCTTTTGGTGCGCCGCAAAAGCCGCCTTGAGCTTGTCGAGGGCGATATCCTTGGCGACCTGTGCCTGCTCCGCAAATTCGCCAAAGCTCTCGTCAATGACGATCTTCTCTTCCAGTTCGTGGAAGAGGATACCGAAAGGCTGTGGCTCTCCGCCGATCAGGCCCTTGCCGCACTCTTCAATGTGCCGAACCATTGCCTTGCAATGGTCAATCCGGGCTTCCTCTTTGTCCTCCCACTCCGTGAGGGGCTTGCGGACTTCGGCGGCTAGGGCGTCGAGTTCGTCGCGAATTTTGCGGCGCTGTGCATCGACTGCATTGATCTTGGCGCGGGCTTCCTCGTTGAGTTCCTTGCCAGCGTCATCAATCGCGGTCTTCGTGCGCACCACCTTGTAGGCAAGAGAGGCAATTGCCTTGCGCCCCATGACCGTCGCGACGCTCGGAACGTGAGAGGATATCTCCTCTTTGATGCGCCTGTAGAACTCGGAATACTGCTTCTCGTCGGTGAGGACGCTAACCGGATTAGCCGGAACGAATGAAACAATCTCGTTCATCGTGCGCCCCCCTGCGACTTATGCCAGCGCTCAAGAGAGCCATAGGCTTCGCCGAACTTCGCGGCGGGCAAATCGGGAACGGCTTCGATCTTCCACTTTTCGCAGAAGATTTCGATGTTGGCGCCGGACTGCTCGATCAGGCCGCGCAGCTTGCCAGCCTGTTCCTCGCTGATTGGGCCGCCGGTTGGCGTGACCTTGTTCCCGTCGCGGTCATCGCCGGTGCTGATGTTGAACAGCATGCAGAGCAGGTAGCGCCGGCCATAAGTTGCCGTGCTGCCGAATGCCTGTGTGCCGGTCTTGTTGACCGTGCCTTTCGAACCAGCGCCATCGACCGGAATGCCGGCAACATCGCTCTCCGAATGCCCGTCATCGTGGGTGAGCTTCCACTTTATCTGCAATTCGCCGTCGCTGTTGTAGCCTGCCGGCTGGAAGAGCACGCCAAAACCATGTTTGTGGATAATCGGCATCGCCTGTTCTTCGATGGCCGCCAGATCAGCATAGGTCGAGTTCGTGTGGGTGTTCCGCCGCGTTTTGGTGACGACGGGCAGTTCTTCTTGGCACTTCGACATGGCCGCGAAGAACGCCTTCTCTGCCTGCCGAGCCCTATCTTCACGAGCACGGTCCTCCATGCGTTCGTGCATGGCGACCGCGCGCTCAAGGCGCTCAATTGGTATGGACGGGTCCATGATGATGCGCTCGATCATCGACACCATCGGGGGGACGTCGGAAATCTCGCGCCGTGGGCTGACCTGCATGTCGGTCGGCTCATGCTCGATGAGTGCCTGTGCTACCATGGTCATGCTGCGTCCCCTTGGGTTTCTTCGGCAGAAATTCCGAACCACATCGCCATGCGACGGTTGTGCCTGATGTTCGCTTCGTGGGCCGCGATAAGGCGCGGGTCTTCGTCAGCGAATTTCAGCGCCTCGACCCAATTGGCCTCGATCTCCGCCTTGCGGTTGAATTCGTCAGCTTCGAACTGCAGCAGCGCCTTGTCAGCTTCCCGCTTGCATTCGCGGAGTGCAGTTCCAGAAATGGAAGGCATGGGAAGTCCTCCAGTGAGGGGTGGTCAGTGCACCTCGGCTTCGGCGCGAGTGATGTAAAAATGGATTCCGGACGAGCATTCGCTCTGCCAATTTTCGTCAAAGGCATCAGGTGTGACACGCTGGCCAGCTGCGTACTCGGTCTTGCCGTCGTGCAACGAAATGCCCTTGTCGGCACCGAACAATTCGAGGCAATCGACGTATTCGGCTCGACACTTGCGCCCGAAAGCGTGGGAACGCTTGGCGGCAGCAGGGATCAGCAATTTGGCAATCACGTCGCCTTGGCATTTCTTCCAGCCGATGATGTCTCCTTCCGGAAGAATGCGGGTTCGGGCGATGACAAGATCGGCGCTCTTCGCGCCGGAGAGGTCCGCGCCGGAGAGGTCCGCGCCGGAGAAGTTCGCGCCGGAGAGGTCCGCGCGGGAGAGGTCCGCGCCGGAGAAGTTCGCGCGGGAGAGGTCCGCGCCGGAGAAGTCCGCGCCGTAGAGGTCCGCGCGGGAGAGGTCCGCGCCGGAGAGGTTCGCGCGGGAGAGGTCCGCGCGGGAGAGGTCCGCGCGGGAGAGGTCCGCGCCGGAGAAGTCCGCGCCGTA